ATTTGATGCAAATGTCTTTGCGACAAAAGCAAACCTTTCTTGTGGCGATTTTTCATCAGGTCTCATATAAGAGTCTCTCAAACGCCTTAACCCCATCTCGTCAAACAACTCATCTCTTGATAAATCTATTTTAATATCCATCCCAGTATCCATCTCAGTATCCATCTCAGTATCCATCTCATCTCCCTTAACTTAGTGACGTGATAATTTCGCCAGTTTCCGTACCTACAAAACCCTCTTCTATAACTTCAAAGTCACCTTCGGTATAATGCCGGAGCCTTCCAGTTTTAAAGTCGTATCTAGCACCGTCTGTCGGCCCTGTAAGTCCTGTGTACCGACATTTTAATACAGACATGTCAATTGTGTTTCTTATCAACGAATCGTCTGTCTCCATATCTCTTGCAAACGCGATAATATCAAAAGAGATCTGCTTAATACTGCCGCTACCTTTAATATCATCTAGAGATGGAAGCCTGCCTTGCTCAAAGCTCTTACCACCAGCCGGTGTCTTTCTTAAGTGTGAAACCAAACCGATCCAAACATCTGGGTATTTCTTCACAATGCTTAAGAGCTGATTCATAATATAATCTTGCGCTTCTAAACCTTGTAAATTCTCTGCGCCTTCTGACACAAGTATAGTGATATGATCAATGAAGATATACTTGCAACCGCTAAGCGCCATAAACTCCAGTCTATCAATTATTGAGTCGTCTTTTATAGAGCCTTGATGATCAAGTAAGAAAACTCTGTTCTTCTCAAATATTTCGTCAAACCCGATTTTCAACTCTTCTAAAGGGATAGGCTCTTCTTCGGCTGCAGGGTTTCTGTTAAGTGCCACTCCCGCTAATTTTCTAGCTGTCTCTGCAGGTGACTCCTCTAAAGAGACAATACCAATACTAGCCTCTGTAGTAGACAGAAGGTGGTACATAATCTCGCGAAGCATGGAACTCTTACCTGCGCCTGTCCCAGAGATGAATAGTGAAATCTCACCACCTCTCATCCCTTTTGTCTTAGTGTTAATTCCTCTCAGACAGTCAGGATATAGTACCGATTCTATCTTATTGTATTCCTCAAGTCTTTCCCAGATTTCATCTTTTGATAAAATACCTGCAGGTATATGCTTCTGAGAATTCCAGACAGCCTCAAGTAGAGCGAATGCGCCATCCTCTACTAGCGTTTCGTTAGCATCATTTCTTGTAAGTTTGGTAATTTTTGCCTTATCTATTCCGACAATTTTTGCTGCAAGAATAGCAGCATCCTCACCTGCTTTATCATTATCAAAGCATATAACAACTTCATCACATTGCCTTAGTATCTCTCGGGCGGCTAGAAGTCCTTTTAAATTAGTACTAGATGGGACACCAATTATTGGGTACATCTTCTTGTATTTTTTGAAGGACGCCTCAGCTACGCTAAGGGTGTCGATTTCACCCTCGCAAATAATTACTCTTTTTCCGTTAAAGTTAAATTTATCTTGGCCGAAAAGCCCTCTGGTCTTACCTTGAGACCAGAAATCTTTCGGCAATGTCCTGACCTTTACACCAGAAGGGTAAGGATATAAGTGTGATTCAACGTCACCTAAAGAATCAAACGTCATTTTTACCCCATAGAACTCTACAATTTCTTGCGAGATTCCACGTGCTTTAATAGCTGTAGATTTTAGAAGGTCTAGGTTTATATTTTTCGCCTTTTTTCCTACCTTTATATCTTTCGCAGTGGGCCTGTCAATCACTTCTTCCTCTGCTGTTTCTAGTTTGCTAAAGCCTGTATCGCAGGAGAAGCAATGAGACGTGCCATCTTCATAAATAGTTCTTGCGTCACTTGAGCCGCATGTGGGGTCTAGGCAGGGCTGTCTATATCTACTTGCTTGGCCCATTGCTAGCCCCCTCTTCTAAAGCTTTCAGAATTGACGCAAGAACCCCTAATGTAATCCCTACTAGTAAAAAGTCTGAGGAGTTCTGTAAACCAATCTCAGCTACATTGTATGCGCCAATTATCAGAATACCTACGCCTAAAATCCCAAGTAAATTCATCATAAATTTTAAAAACGACATTTAATACCTCTCTTTATTAAAATCCGCCATATTGATAACGCTCTCCATTCGAGCCTTGTGCCTGTCAGAAATTTTCTCTTTCACTTTCCAAGAAACTTTACCTATCAATTGATTATACCAATATGGCGTAGTTGGTGCTTCTACTAAGCACAATGACCAAGTCTCTGAGTAACTCAAAGTTCCTGCTGTTTTGTATTCTTCGATGCAAATAAAGTCAAATTCTTCTTTAGGACGCTCTAAAAGCATGGCTTTTAAACCTTTTGAAGACGACATATACCTACGCCAATTCGACTCATCTCCTTTATGCGCCCCACGCATCGCACGATAGTTCTTCTTTCCTAGATAAAATCTTTTTAGATAATTGTCTCTAACAATATAAATAAAGCCTACTTTGTCTTTACCACCCATTGTCGATGGAAATAGCCAATGCCCATTATCTTTAGGAATTCTTTTTGCCGCCGGAACTATAATACCCATAGCTGATTCCTCATTTTTGCCTTGTTAATACTTACAGCAGCTCTTTAACTAGCCTCCACTTCTTCGCATCAAAGTAGTCAGTTAGAGCTGTTTGAAGATAAATTAGGCTACCGTTCAACTGCAATTGTTCAAGCCATTCTTCCTCCCCATAATACTCAAAGTACATTGCCACAACCACTTCCTGAAATTCCTCATGGGACTCGCAGCTTTCTAAAGCCTTTTTTGACTTTACAGGCCCGACTTTTGGGATACCTTGAATAGCGTCTACAGGGTCACCAGCAAGAATTTGTTGGTAAAGAGATCTTCGTGCTTCTAATACAGACATCTCTTTAAAGGTTTTATGCTTTAAATTATAGTGAGAGCCTGGAATCATAAATAAGTCTTTATCTATGCTGCAGACAATGTACGCGTCAGTAGGCATAGGGGTAGCCCAGATCCGTAGTAGATCGTCCGCCTCTCGTCCGTCTGCGGGGACTGCCAGCCCTTCTGCGATAGCTCTCTCACGTAACACGTTGACAATTGGCTGCATTAAGTTAGGCTGACGTCTACGGTGATTCTTATAATCAGGGAACAAATCTTCTCTAAAGTTTCCTTCACCCTTTACAGCCATCTTATAGCTTTCACAATACGTGTCTGTGATAATATCTTGCAAGTTTATTTTAAAATACGACCATGATACCTCAATAATATCCTTAATCTCACCTCGAGTGTAATCAGGATGGATAACTTTTCCTTTCTCATCTAAATCAGTTATGACGAAATCGTCACTAATCTTTTTATCGTAAAGAGAAGGTACTGACAAGTATGCCAGAACATCTCCATCAATTAATGCTACTGACATAATTTTAACGCCTTGTTGGATTATTACTATGAGGATAGCTCATCGAGAGAGCGTCTGCAATCTCAGAAACACCTGCTACAACTTTTTCATATGGCTTAAGATATGTAAAAGCTTTTACAAATTGAGCGTCTACAGTCATGTTTCCTAAAGCTCTTTGGTCTTTGCACCAAAACATAAACTCTAGAAGATCACATGATTTCAGTATTTTCTGCAAATATGGTTCAGCCTCTAGATCTCTAAAAGCTGGTGGCAAATTATCTAAGCACCATTGTGTTTCAATCCGGGCTAAGACTTCTTTCAACTCAGGAAAGTCTACTTTAGGATGTGTGGGGTTATCTCCTGTGTATACTTCAGGAACATCATGCACTAATATAGCTCTAGCTAGCGTATTCTGGATTGTAGAAGGCTGGTCTTCAGTTAGCTGATACATAATCCCAAGCATGTTAATTGTATGCTGCCCTACAGTATACTCACCAATAATCTGGTGTGTATGGCAACGTTTCACAGCTAAAGCTGCTCGTAAAGTAAATAGCCACTTAATAGGCATGTCCGTTCCCGCCTTTTCCTCTTTCGTGGTTCCCATTAGCAAACCTCTGTTGACGTGATTTTATTAAATTTTCTTGATGATCTCGTTCCCAAATAATTAGAACTTTTGGTGGGATTATACATTCTTCCTCGGGGCAACCATTTTTATAATAGTGACACCAACGATAGTTACAAGTTTTCATCTATCATCCTCTGAAATAGTAAAACATACAAGCCTAAGCGCTTTAATGGTATTTCTTCCATAAGTATCTCCAATCAGTGCGTATCGTACCAGTTCATACCAATATCCGCAGTTCCATCCATAATATCTACTCCATATAATTTTGGGGCTTCTCTAAATGAAGCGCTAGATATCTCACCAGCTCTTTCAGCATATTCATCAGGGACCATAAATTGCTCTTCATCATGCATAAATATCAACGGCTGGTAGGGGATATTTTCTTTTTCTAATTGCTGCATTGTAAACATAATAGCAGACGTGCAGGTAACTTTTTCCATAGCTTGTAATAGGTAGACTAGTAATTTATGTGGAGAGTCTACGTAAATTCTGTTACCCGCGATAGATGGGATGTATCCCATCCTTGAAGTGCGTTTAGTCCTTTTATGCACGCTATTCAGTTTCTCAATAAGATTTGCGAACCCTGGTACAGCATTTGTGAATAGCTTTTTAAACACATTACCTTTTTTACTATCCATGTTGCCGAAAATATATGACCAGAGTTTATCACCACCCGCTCCAAATAAAAAAGCGTAAAGAATTCTTTTAGCTCTTGGTCGAAGAGTTTTAGGTGTAAATTCATGCTTTACACCCATAGTATTTAAAACAGCAATAATCTTTTCGGCATCATAAATATGAATATCACCATTAATTAATATATCAGTAAATTCATCATTTTTTAAATAGTGTGCCAGGCCTCTCGCTTGATTGCCAGAAGAGTCAGCGCCTATTATCTTCCAACCTGGAGGGCATCTAAACAACTCTCGCATCTCTTTACCGTAAAATGATTGCACAGAGGGCACATTGACAATAATTGAGTGTCTTGCTCTCATAGATGGCGTACCAATACCGAAACAATCTCCATGTAACAAATCTTCAGAATCTACTTCTTCAAGCCAAGTGTTTAAAATTGCGTATCGTGCACTGGCTGATTTATAGTCAGTATACAACTTACCGTCACCGCCTAGTAGCTCAAGAGACTCATCTGAAATTTTAGGAGAAGATTTTACTCTATTCCCCTTGCCATCTTTTTCAAAATTTCCTCTCGCATCTTTTTTGTAATTCCATTCATCAGGAATCCAACCATGTTCGAATAAGAAATCCTTTACATCTGCTGGAGAACTTAGTTTTCGTGGCTCAAATACAACTCTGCAATACGGACCTTCGACCATGCGAACTTCGCCAGGAAAACCGCTCCAAGGATCAATATCGAACCAAGCAGCTAAGTGGTGATTGTATTTACCCTGTTTTGTCCACGTAGGCTCTTTAACCGCGACAATACCTTTGCATTTATCAACAGGTATGACCTTCAAGCCTAGGCGCTCTGTTAAGACACTCTCTGCCTTAGCTTTAAGCTCAGTTAATTCTTCAAACAATGTGTAGGCTTTTTCTGTGTCAAATGGCCAGCCCTTCCAACTAGCGATTGCCGTAAACCTATGAGCATAATGCTCAGCGGCTATATAATCCAAAATCCTAGGATTCTGTGCTGCAAGATTCTCTAATTCTTTTAAAACCTTCTTATAGACTTTGACATTTAAATCCACATCTCTTTCACAATACGTGAGCATCTGAGGTGTGTATACTGAAAAATCATTAAATTCAATTTTCTCAAACCCAAACGCTCGTCCCCAAGACTCTAGGCCATGTCTGCTATGAGGGCCAAACCTGTTGTAATTAAGGACTTGTGATAAAATCAAAGTATCTGTTATCTTCACTGAGCTAGGTGGTTTCCACCCATATAACTTTTCCAATGCTAATAAATCATAGCCGACAATATTATGACCGATAATCTCACTTGCGTTCTCTAGCTCCTTTTGCCAACCCAGATCACCTTCAAGCCAATTATTTGACTCTCCGGTGTCTGGGTCGGTGGAGACTAAAACGTGCATCTTTGTTACATGTATTAAGAGTTCATCAGCCTCAATATCAAATACACGCTTCGTTCCCATATATCACCTCTGTAAAATTTTGGGGATTTCCTTGATTCTAATTGGCTTATCGCCATTCAATGCGTATGCGCACAAGAAATCCATATACCATTTAGCCTTAAGCAGCTCCTGAACTTCGCTATCTTTTCCTCCATTTCTATCTAAGTACTTTCTAATCTGCAGCTCTACAGCTGCTTTAAAAGCTTCTGGACCTTTACGCTCGCCGATAATGTATTGCTGAGCTTCTAACCATTGTAGCTCTCCTACAAAGCCTTTGTAGTGGGATGGACTAACTGCAGCCTCAATTTTACGCAATTCAGCTTGCTCAATTTCGAGCAAATCTTCCGTCAATTTAGTTTTAAGCTCTCTATCCATCCACTGCAGGTTACGTGCTTCGGAGTCTGCATATTCGCACCAGTCGTCCCAATTACAGAATTTATAGACATTACTCGACAAGTTATCAGTAACCTCTACGCTGAAGCCATCAAACCACGCTTCAGTGACTTCATTTAGATCAGTAGTGGTGCTTACTCTATCACCAGTTGACGCCCTTATTTTATCAATATTATATTTCATAAAACTCGCTTACAAAGTTGTTACATCAGAATTGGTATCAGAAGGAATGGCATCATCTTCATCTTCATTATCGCCCCACTCTTCCCACTCGGTGTCCTCTGGCAGTTCCTCAAAATCTACGTCATCACGTTCAACGGGTTCATATTTAATGAATTTAGTAACTTGAATACCAAGGAGTTGGTATTTGCGCTTTCCATCTTGGCCAATATACCAGAAAACTCGCAGGTGACCTATAGAACCATTTCCTAAAAGATTACCGTCAAGTTCCTCACGCTTAGTATTCATCACTTTAGGAGCTTTATTCTCTTTACCTTTAGAGTTGAATTTCTTCTGATACAGGGTGGTCTTCCAGTAAGGCGGCAAGTCATCATCATCAGGAACTTCTGCTGTCACTTTCAAACCAAGCTCTTTCCAGCCACGCATCTGGTTTTTATCCTCTGTACGAATTTGCACAGAATAGTTTGGGTTGTCTTTATCAAATTTACCATCTGGTGTTACGACACGTGCCCACCATAGCTCACAATTACGAATAATAATTTTGCCCATCTCTTCTAGGTTATCAGTCATGTTTTATCCTCTTGTCAATTCAATCGATTTAATAATATTTTGCGTTACAAACTCTTTCGGGATAGCGTACAGATTACCACCGGCATCACTGGTAACCTTATATATCATAACGTACTTACCATCAAGTGTCCAATGTGCGTCATCAAAGCTATCAGCCTTTTCTGTAATATTCATATGTCTTACAAAATGTCCGTCAGCGTCTGATATAGATTGGAATACTTCAATTTGTGCCAAATCCTCATTTTTTTCGACAACATATACAAAGCCCCCAATAACATCATTCAGCTCGTCTTCAGCCTTTATATGCGTATGCTTTAATTTACCTACCATGCACAAATAAATTGTAGGGTACTCCATTGAAAGCCCGCTAAGGGTTCTTACTTCAATCATACTTCCTCCTTATGCAAATGCGTATTCTGAATCTAAGATGCTCATTAGACTCAAATTTCCTCTTTCTACTTTTTCAATATCTTCTCCTATTTCCTTAAATATCTTAGCTAATGGGTCATGTGAATATAGGCCAATAAACGCCTGTCTAGTAGTATTATACAGTTGAGGCATATCACCAGGTAAACATCCGAATGAGTCGTGAACAGTAGTTACCGCAAATGGCACGGAGTTGACAACTAAACTTAAATGCGCAGCATCTAAGCTATGGATAATATTAGGCGCAGCCCCTTGTGCTTGTTTCCTTTTCAATTTTTTCGGGTTCTCAGCACATGCAGCGAAGATCTGTAATGTATTTTTGTAGTAGTTATTAGATAACCTATCACCTGTTGGAGGATAATATTGCGTCCAGACTTTCCTAATCTCTCCTCCTACGTAGTACTGTACAACAGGGAAATCGGTGACGGGGACTGTCCAAGACAAAAACTTATCAGTCGCCTCTGCTTTTTTGCCAGCGTTCTCAAAGATGCTAAGTAGTTGCATCGGTTTACCAAGAGCATTACCGCAGCTATTATAAATTTCTCTGCCAAGCCATGTTGCCCAACGTCTTTCCATATATTTTAAAAGAGGAATTCCGTGCTTTTTAGCATCATCGATTTGCTGATTTCCCATACCGTAAGGTGTACCGCCATACGGAATTGTCATTACATTTCGTTTACAGATTTTTCTTCTATCTTTTCGGTCGGTAATTCGTTGCCAGAATAATATTGAGGCTTCTTTAATATCCTCCTGATCCGATTTAATCTCGCGTAAACGTGTCTTCAGCAACTCTTTTGCCTTAGTATCCGCAGCATCATCTTTCAAATTAAATAACTTCTTTTTAATTGAAATTATTTCGTCAATTATCCTATTCAGCTCTAGGGTCCTTTCCTCTGAAAGTAGTGAAACTTTATAATCAATACTCTCCCAAGCATAATCAGAGACGTACTCGTAAAGGTCGCCGGGCAATTCTGAAGGAATAAGATTGACGTAAGGTGCTGTAGCTTCGTCTAATGTAAGTGCCGATAAGTGTTGTGCACCATTGTTACTTCCATCAATGTAGACAATAAACCCAGTCCGGTAAGCAAAGCCCTCATCACTATCCATTAAGTTCTTTAGCTCAAAACAATTGGCGATAAATTGCCAAGGCTTATCTGCCTTCATCCACCCAGTATTTACTTTCGGATTCTCTGCGTAGCTCAGTAAAATTTCAAGGTTATCTTCTGACCAGCTGGCCCTGTCTTTGAGCGGCATTTTGTCGGTCTTGACTTTATCAAGCCGCCCAGAGTCACCACCCCACAGCGAAGCTGCAGACACCATAAGCCAAAAGTAGCCAGCCTCACCGATTTGCTTTTTACCATTTCTTAGCAGGAGACTTTTAGCAAGGTCAGTTCCTTGCTCATGAAGATAGGCAGTATTAATATACATTCTACCTCTAAAATCGTAATAGTATTGATGGTAAAATGTACTGTCAAGGAAGCGTTCTGCTATACTGCTTATAGTCTCTGCTTCTCGATACTTAGACTCCATTGACTCTCTCGAGGGTGCGTTCCAAATATCATTAAAAGCCTCGGCTTGATTTCTCAAAGCCCAAGCTTGAAGATGGTAAACTTCGTGATTTACGTTCCAGCCCACCTTCTGCATTTTATTTACTAGATTGAAGACCATTGGATGCGTATTAGGGTCTAACTTTTTTAAGACTTCTTTAGCGCCAGTTTTAACTAAAGCCAGCCCATTTTGATGGTAGCCGCATGTCCAAGGAGAATATGGCTTTTTATTTGGGATTTTATCAATTTTTTCATGAGGTAAGCTCTCAAACATCTCTACTAACTTTTTATTATTTACAAGTTCTATTTGATATGTAGCATTAGATGTTCTTGACGAAGCCCCTTTAAATAAATTAATAATCCCTAGTTCTTCCATTGAGTATAGAAGGAATGAGCCGATT